AGAGTATTAAGCGTGTGTGGCATTATCCGTTAGTGCTTCTCCAACGACTCCTGATGAATCGGGATTCGCTTACGATATTATACCGACGTAGCTTGTCTTCACCAGCATTTTTAGTACGGGCTTCAGAAAGAACTTGTTTGTATTCCTGTCTAAGACGTAACGAAAGAGTGGCATCATCTTTACGCAGATCTGTGGCTATAGTTGCCGCTAGCTTTAAAGTTAATGCGTCTGTAAATAAACTGTCGTACTTAGTAGTGTCAGGCTGATATTGAACGTATTTGATTACAGCAGACGCCTGATTGGTAAATAGCACATTCTGGAATATCTCGTGGCTTGCTCCTTGGCTACCAGCAGTACCCCATGCTGTTGCCCCACCACCCCACATGTTATTATTATTAAGTTCTATGAGGGTTATAAAATCGCTAGGAAGCTGGAACGTGTTAGACCATTCTGTGCCGTATCCATTGCCGCCCATTCCTAGATAGCTAGGAGAGAAATAGTTTGTCTGGAACCAATAGCCCTTAGTTAAGTCTGACGCAAAGTTGGTCGAGCTTACATTGGCTATAAGACATTGGTATAAGTAACTAGCGTATGTAACATACACATTAACTTGATAGGCTATACCAGGAGCCCATATAGTTGATGTCGAAGGAACGCCCGTATCTGTAGGCGTGATGTTTGTTGGTACTACAACAGGTGATAGGCTGGCTACAGCCTTTAGACAGTTCCACGGAGCTTCACGAGCTACCGATCCAAACGCTTCGTTCCATGCTACATTACATGCAATAGCATTAGCATCTGTTTGGTTGTTTATACTTTGTATCTTCCGTTGCCCTAATTGCATTAGAGCCAGATTACAAATGTCTGTCTGCGAGAGTTGTTGCATGTTATAAAAAAGTTAGGGCTACCACCAGCGTCCAACTCGCGGATGATAGCCCATATACTCTATGACGCCGAATTAAGGTTTAACAACCTTTAAGCGGAATACTAATGTACCACCAGTTGTAACGGTGGCTAATGTTGCGAATGTAGCATAAACCCATGCGCCTGCCACACCAGTACCAGCGGATGAACCCTGAGGCTCAACTGCTAATGCACCAATTTGGTAAGGGATGTTTAATGATACGCCACCTGTAAAGCCGATCTGCGTTGTTGTAGCAGCAGCGACGTTTAAGGCAGTTGAGTAGCGAGTAGCTGATGCGACTACAGCAGTGGAACCATAAATATAGTTACCAGTTGTGTCGTCGTCACCTACGGTGATTGTAGCAGTTGTTGCAACGCCAGTTGAACAGACAGAGCTGTAAGCTGGATCAATCATTGTACCTGGTTGTGCCAAGTATAAACGGATTGTGTCCGATGCTGCTTCTGTGCCTGTCATCGTGTACGTAGCGATAACTTCTTTTATTGAACCGATTTCTAATGCTGGATCGTTAAATCCTGCTGATCCCTGAGCGGTCATACCGCCACCTGGGAAGTTCAGAAATGGTTGCTGTTCTGTTGCGATTGAAGAATAAAATGTAGCCATGGTAGTTTGTTCCTTTGTTAATTATTATTCTTATTGTGTTTCGTCACAGGAGATGAGAACTACGCCAGCTTCTTCCATACGAGTTGCACCAGCAAAGTATGTGGTACGAACTTGGATTGCATGGGATTGCTGAGGTAAGATGTCGATCTTTGTGGACTGACCCTTTGTTTCACCAAGGAGTAAGAACTTCTTTTGGTAAGCGATACAGCTACGGATTGAAGGTGTACCAGCGGTTGGTAGTAATTGAGTGCGAACAAAGCGGAAGCCAGCGAACTCATCAAGACGGCCTTTCATTAAAGCACGAACGTCGTTGTAGAGAACTGAGTCTACTTGGTCTACATTCAACAACAAATCATAAAGCTGTTTAGCTGCATAGACTAAAACGCGATCGTTTTCTGGAACGTCGTTTGCGTCTAATACGTAAACTGCTTCAAGCAACTTTGCTAGGGTCATGCCCGTGTTTGTGTTGCCTGGGAACTGTACGCCAATTTGCTGAGAAGAAGGTAGTGCAGTTGCTGTTGTTGCTTGTGCGCCTGTATAGTTAGTTCCAAGTGCAGCGTTGATGATGAGCTGATCCTTTAAACGATTAACAGCGATAGCGTGATTCATCGCGATAATGTTCTGTGGATCAGGGAGTGAACCGAGAAGAACTGAATCATCCTCGTCAATCCATGTAGCTTTTTGATAAGCTGTTGGGATAACCCAACGGATAGCTGTAGGTACATCAGATGGTTCGGTCACTGCTGCACGAGCTGTTTTTTGGCTCATTGCATAGGACTGTGATCCCATTTGATCGTAGCGTTTTTGGTTACCAGCCACTGTGTCAGACACGTACATGCCTGCTAAACGGTGGTCGATTTGTTGCGCCATAATCTCGTGCCAGACTGTATCGAAAGCTGGCTCGTAATGCGGCGGTAGTGTAATAACTCCTGATGCCATTGTAGTAAAAAATTAAGTAAGTTGTTTTCTCTATCGTTTGTTGCCCTACCCCCAGAGTATCACTTACGCGGTCTGGTTCTCGGAGCTGGTTATCCGATCGACCGCTGGGTCTAGCTAAGCTAGAGTGTCCTTTGTGTGGATCTGGCCCTATTGCAAGAGCCAGACCCCAGATCTGTCAAGTGGTTTCCTCGGTAGAAATACCGATTAAATCCTTTTCACGTAACATAGTAACTAACTCACCATCAAACTCCCAATCGTCTCCTGCCACGTTTTTGACCGCTACCCTATCGCCGACCTGTACCCAGTCGCATTTAGGGCCACGTCCAAGGACGGTAGCAAAGACGGTAGGACTAAAACGAGGGGTACGCTCAGCTATTGCAGGAATAACTATGCCTCCCATCGTTGTCTCTTTTGGTCTATCTTTTAACACTAATACTTTAACGCCAGTTGGAATGACGGTTCTCATTATTGTTTTTTAGGGACTTGAATGAACTCAGTTGTAGGTTCAACTATCTCTATATCAGATAGTTCTGTCAATTTATCTTTGTTTGTAACCTTAAGGATAAGGTTCTTAATTGGGTTATTAGTTGGAGGTAATCCTTGGGCCACCCTTCTGCGGGCTTGGATGACTGGCAGGATTTCTTCGTTATACCTTTTGGCGGCTGCGTTGGAGTCAACGGCGACTTGCGGGACTTTCTTGGCTGCTTTTTTGGCATATTGTTGTTCGTAGAGTTCGTCGTCGTGAGTCTCTTGAGCCTGTAGCTCTCTGTAAAGATCTTCATGATTAGCCATTAGCGTGACCCTCCTCTTTGCGGACGATTGGATGCAGCTTTGACCCATAGCTTATTAACGCGGTTTACCACATCATCATGGTTCTTATGGTTCTTATCCCAGTAGGCTTTATAGTCTGCATGTTCCTTATTGGTCGAAACATCCCTAGCTGCGGCGTTGGCTTGCTCAGGAGTCATCTGGTCTGGAGACAAAGACATGTTCTTTGCACTTTCTCCCTTTACCATATTATCCTCAGATAAAGCTTTACCAACCCTAGCTGCAAAAGCCAAGAAGGTGGCATTTTTGTAAAGCGGGTTCTGTGGGTCTGCCCCAAAACGAGCTCCTGCACGTTCGGCCAAGTCTTTAGCTTTGCCATAATCTAAACCTTCTTTTTGAGCTACCTCGCGGAATAGAGCGTCTTGCTTCTGAAACCACTCTTGTTCCATCTTCTGGTTTTGTTCTATAATCGCTTTGGTGTGGGTTATTTCGGCTTGTGCAAGCTTTTGCATAGCTGATGGTGACAAACCCTCTTCATAAGCTACTTGTGCCATATTATTGGCATACGTTTGATCCCAGAGGGCATCTGGTAGATCTTGAGGTTTAGTCAGATTATAACCTTCGGGCTTCTCAGGGGTTCCATTAACCTTCCTTATAAGAGTCATATACTCTGCCCGCATTTCTGGAGTGGCATCCTTAGGCAGTGGTTCAATGATACCTTTCTTTGAAGCGAGTTCTTTTAAGCCGCCATAGCTTTTTAATAAGTCGTCGCCGCTTTTATAACGTTCAAGGTCTTTACGCATCTTGCGTATGTCGTCTGGGGCTTTATCAAAAGCCGTATGGTCTAAGCTACCATCTTGCTTAAACCATGAGTTTATCCAGCTGTCTGGTTTAGACTCTGCGGCTGGAGCCGTTGTAGCTTGATCCGTCTTTACCTCCGTTCCTGAGAACGAAGAATAGTTAGGATCCAAACTACTTGGACTTGGAGCCGATGGGCTTGGCTGGGATGACTGACTTGTTGCTGTTTGTGGCGTTGGAGCTGCCACTGCTACTGGTTCGGGCATTTGTTGGAATGGGTTGTCCTACTGGAACTTTAGTTATGTTGAGTATCTTAAACATTAGAACGAGCTACCAGCGAAAGCAGCAGCATGACGACGCCAAACAACTTCTATCTCGCCCTTCTTTTCCATCTTATCAATTGTCTCAGGAGAGTAACGATCTTCGTAAGGCTCGGTAGTAATCTGTACCAAATCGCCATTAACGTCTCTTGTTTCTTTAAGAATCTCTTTTTCAATAAATGTAATATGGGATGCACGACGGGCAATGATTTGATCGCGGGCTTTGAAACGTGTGGACATATACTCTCCACCATTCGTGCCAGGCTTTGGACGGCTATCAGTACGGATGACGTCTGCACGTACCCATAACTCACGCGGATCCTTAGGTGCTTCTTCACCCTCTTTTAATTTACGTATCTTAATGCCAAGAACATTTTGGAATTTGATTGGAGCCCATTTCTGTAACCAATCTAAATACGCTGGTGTTAAGTCACCTTGCTGTGGGTGCATGTCAGGTATTGGCGGAGCTTTTGGACTAATGACGTCTGGCTTTTGGCCTTCCATTAACGTCTGCACAATCAATATCTTTTCGTTTGTTAGATAGGCTTCTACCGATTTGTGGTAGCTATCACGCATTTCTGCATCCTTCCAATAGATGGTTGTATAACCGCCTGGGGGATCTAAGCGTGCTAGGACTGTCTTACGACCGCCATTGACGCCGTGTATACGAACAAGCTCATGCTTATCGTTAATGTCTAATACTATTTGTGGAGTAGCCATGTTGGATTATGTTGTTGGTTTTCCTCTGCGAATTTTGAGAGGGCGTGGTTCTATACCTGCCTTTAGGATGTTACCCCTAATGTGGAGATAAACAGAACGCCTACCCTCGTTAAAGTAAGTCTTAAGGTGTGCAATCTCTCCGTCTGTACGTGCTTCCGCAGACAGAGCATTCACCTTACAATGTTTTTCTAAATCAGCCCAGACCAGTCTTTGGTCCGCATCTCTCGTGTCTAACGGCCCGAATACCTTTAAGTAGGCTAGTTCGAGTCTGCGTGAATGAGAGATGGCGAGCTCGGTTGGATCGAGTGCCATGTTATGTGTTAGTTAGCTGTAGCTGAGAATCCTTGCGCTGACCAATAAAGAGTAGCACCAGTGGTATTGCATTGAATGTATAATGCGTTACCAGGGCTGCTGTGTATTGGTGTAGTAAAATTAACTATGAATGGAACAGAAACGGTACTTGCATTGTTATGATCTGCGTTACCAGTCCAGATAACAGTTGATCCATCTAATATGCTAACAAGTGTAGACACAGTAGCATTTAAATTAATCAAGGATAGATCTGTTAAATAATTACGTAGCTGGCGTGTACCACCAGTTAAATCAGTTTGTGTCTGCCCTGCGATGAGCAGAGTTGCGGTCGTGGTAGTTAAAGCGGTTGTGCCGCTTGTTGCCTGCCATTGGTATCTTAATGTGGTTGGTGTTGCCATGATTTATCCTTGAGCTGATTGAAGTTGATTTGATGCTGCGTCTTGAAGTTGTTGTGGTGCTTTGCCGAGTTTGCCAGCAGCATTTGCGGCAGTCTCTGCATTCTTGAGAGCGTTTTCTTTTGCGATCATCTGAGCGCGTTGGTTACGTAAATCTACGACTTCTTTCATAGAACGGAATGAAGCCTCAGGCATACCAAAGTTACGGCCTGTCATACGTACCAAATTATCAAAGTTAAAGTTGTCCATGATCTCAGGACGCATCTGAGCTAAAGGTTGTAGCATACCAAGAGTTTTCTCAGTGCCTACATTCTTCACCTCGTTCATCGCAAGCGTTACACGGCTCTTGATATTAATCTTAGGTGTAGCCAACTGCATTGGTTCCTTAGGATCGTTGTTAGGACGAACCATAAGTGCCTCTGGAGCTTTACCGAGTTTGTTAGCTCTGTACGCAATGCCTATGCAACGTAAGACAAGTGGGTTGATAAGGTCAGTGCGGTATTGATCGAATGTTCCTGTGAACTGATCTAGCTTCTCACCAATACGCTGACTCACCTC